TAGGACTTGAATGGGCTGGACGCTGGACAAAATTTAAAGAACTAGCTCACTGCCAATATACTGGCGGATTAACCTTACATGACTTTCAAGAAGGAAAGAGTTTCTAATGGACCCGATTACAATCCTAGCGGCTTTAGGCCCAGTAGCAGTAGACTTAGGTAAATCGCTTATCAATCGCTTTATTGCACCAGACCAGTTCAAACCTGCAACCATCGAGCAGTATGCAAAGATGAAAGAGATTGACCTAGAGTTCTTTAAGACCATGAATGAAGCTGGCGGGGGTAATGCTAGTTATCCATGGGTTGAGGCAATTATTCGACTAATGCGCCCTTTGATTGGTATAATCGTGCTATCGACATGGGCTTACCTAGCTTTAGTAGGTGACGGGGTAGTTAACGAGCAAGTATCTAACTTTGCTTCTGTCATTGGATTTTATTTATTCGGTGAGCGCAGTCTGTTCTATGTGAAAAAACAAAAATAGAAAGTAGCCATGCCATTACAGAAACTATCATTTAGACCAGGACTTAACCGTGAAGGTACTGATTATGCTAACGAGGGTGGTTGGTATGACGGAGACAAGGTTCGCTTTCGTTCTGGCTTTCCTGAAAAGATTGGCGGTTGGTCACAATTATCTAGTAATCAATACTTAGGCGTTGCTCGCTCATTGTGGAACTGGCAGGCTTTAAACGGAAATAATTATCTTGGTGTAGGTACTAACGTTAAGTACTATATTGAGTTTGGTGGCACGTATAACAATATTACCCCATATATTGCAATCAATACCTTAAGTGGCGCTTTTTCTGCAACGTTACCAACAACATTAAATGGAACAATAACAAGTACCGCTACTTCATTAGTTTTAACTTCCGCGGCAGCATTTCCCTCATTTGGCGTTATTTTAATTGACTCCGAACAAATTGCATATGCCTCAAAAGATGGGTCAAACCCTAATAAATTAAATGAACTTACTCGTGGGTATAATGGAACTACAGCAGCGGCACATACTACGGGGGCTACAGTAAGTAGTAATTCTATTACCATAACAGACGGCTCATATAGCCCTGCAGTAGGGGATTACGTTGTATTTAGTGGTGCAGCTACATTAGGCGGTAACATTACCGCTGCAGTTTTAAATCAAGAGTATATTATATCGTCAGTTGTATCACCTACTGTGTATAGAATCGAAGCTAAAAGTCCTACAACAGGACTACCTGTACTAGCTAATGCAAGTGATGTGGGTACTGGCGGCGCAGCCATTATTGCTAACTATGAGGTACCAGTAGGATTAAACGTCTATACAATAGGTACAGGTTGGGGCGCTGGCCCTTGGTCACGTGGTACTTGGGGGTCTTCAATCTCTGGTACAGGCGTTGGGCAACAACTACGTATTTGGTCTAATGATAACTTTGGTCAAGATTTAGTAATTGCCCCACGCGGCGGTGAAATATACTACTGGCAAGCTAATAGCGGGGTAAGCACTAGAGCAGTAAAGCTATCTACACTAGCAGGCAGTCCATACGTACCTAACACTACAAACCAAGTTGTGTCATCTGCAATTCAGAAATTTGTTATTGCAATGGGGTCAAATCCATACCTAGCAGGTACACCAAATACTCCATTTAACCCTATGCTTGTTCGATGGTCAGACCAGTTAAACCCAAACCAATGGGTGCCAGACATTACTAACCAAGCAGGCGAGTTTGCTTTAACTAATGGCTCATTCATCATGGGGGCTCGCGCAACGCGCCAAGAAATCTTAGTATGGACTGACTCAGCAATATATTCTATGCAGTATTTAGGAGCGCCTTATGTATGGGGATTTAACATTCTGATGGAAAATATTTCTGTCATGTCCCCTAATGCAATGATTACTATTAATAACGTTACTTACTGGATGGGCAATGATAAATTCTATGTTTATTCAGGTCGAGTTGAAACCCTACCATGTTCACTACAACAATATATATTTAACGATATTAATAAAGACCAAGCATTCCAAGTATTTTCTGGGGGAAATGAGGGGTACAATGAGGTCTGGTGGTTTTACGTAAGTAACTCAAGTATGGGTACAGCTATTGATAAGTATGTCATCTATAACTATGTAGACCGTGTTTGGTACTATGGCTCTATGGCTCGTAGTGCTTGGCTTGATTCAGGCATTCGTCAGTACCCTATAGCAGCTGACTACAACAATAGGGTTTTGTATCATGAATCTTCGGTCGATGATAATGCTACTTCTACTACGCTTCCTATCAATGCTTATATTCAATCTTCTGATTTTGATATTGGTGACGGGCATAATTTTGGTTTTGTTTGGCGTATCCTTCCCGATATAAACTTTAACGGCTCTAGGATAGATAACCCATCAGTGACTATGACTGTTAAACCTCGCCAAAACTCAGGTGCTCCATATAGCGCATCAAATAGCCCAACGGTAACCAGCGCTGATAATTATGGAATTCCGCAAGTTTACAACATACAAGAGTTTACAGGGCAAGTATATACAAGACTTCGCGGTCGTCAGTTAGCATTCCGTATTGAGTCAACAGGGCTTGGTGTAGCATGGCAGTTAGGTATGCCACGTATTGATATTAGACCAGATGGGCGTAGATAATGTCAGGTGAAAAAAACATACCACTTCGTGCTTCCAAAGCGCCGAACTTACCTATTGCTCCAGTTGAGTACAACCAACAGTACGTAGACCAACTATCTAATGCATTGCGTCTTTACTTTGCACAGGTAGATAACTTTACACAAGCATCAGTAATTTCCAATGCAGGGGTTATTTCAGTTAAAGACTACGGTGCAACAGGTGATGGTACAACAGATGACACGGCAGCTATTCAAGCTGCGGTAAACGCTACATCTATTGGTGGTAATTTATACTTTCCACCAGGCACTTACAAGCTAACCTCAGCAGTTACAATTAATAAACCTATTACGGTATTAGGTAATGGCCCAGGCTCTGCATTTAATTCTTTAGGCTCATACGTTATTCAAACTAATACTGCTGCTAACGCATTTACATTAGTAGCTACTTTAGCTAACTATGCGTTTAGTCAGTATGGTATTGTTGGCGTAAACTTTGAAAATATTTGTATTCAAGGCCCTTCAACATCATCTTATGCGGCTAAAGGTATTGGCGTAGATACTACAGTTAATGGTGGTGAATTTCATATCCGTGAAAATTCATTTACTAATGTAATTATTAAGCATTTTACGGCAGGCATTAATTTTACTGGTATTGCGTACTTAAATAAATTTATTAACTGTCAGTTTAATTACAACACTACAGGGCTATTAGTTGCCAAAGGTGCTGCCAGCGATGTTGGCGGTCAAACAAGATTGTTTGGCTGTACCTTTGATTTTTGTACTACTGGCATTTCTTGGATAATGGACGGAACTGGCGGTGCTTTAACCGTTATTGGGTGTACCCTTGCTGACGGACAAACAGGCATTTCTTGTAATGATGAAACGCAATTAGTAGTTACTGGGTGTAGTTTTGAGTCTTTGACTAATAGTGGCGCAGGTGCTGGTATTTACGCATTAACTCCATCAACAAAAATCAACCCTGTTAGTGGCGGATGTAAGTATATTGTAGGCAATAAATTTTTATTTAATGATGCTAGTATTTGGTTTAGCAATCAAGCCGCACTTGCAGGAACTCAACCCGTATCAACGTACCCTGCTAACATTGATGGTAATTCAAGTGTAGACACTACGTTCTTAAAATTGACTACGCCTACAAACAACTTTGCTTTTAACAGTAACCTATTTGTTTTAGGTGCATCTAACTCAGGAAATAATAACGGTGCAATTGGTTCATCGCAAATTAGCGCATTATTCCAAGGGATTGATTTAAGAAAATACAGATACACTAGACAGTATGTATTTGATGCAACCTATGTTTCTGGAACTACAACATTAACTTTCCCTATTGGGTTTGTACCTTTAGCAGTAAGATTGTATTTAACAGCTAATGCTACTGTTTTTACTGGTCTTAAATTAGGTGATTCTGACAACGATTCACGTTATATTCCTGTTTTTAACGGGCAAACACAAGCGTTAAATACTTGGATTAATTGGACTCCACCAGTACCTCAGTTTAAAGTTACAACTAATAACCAAACTCAGCTAAAGCTTATAGGCACAACAGGTATGCAAGGCGCTACAGGCGTAATTGAAGTTGACGGATACACTACCATTTAGGATTATATATGGAAAAACTAATAGCATTACTATCTGGTGGAACGGCACTAA